ATCAATAACCCCGCTAACAATGCTTTTAACTAAAGCCATTGCACCATCAAAAACTTTGGTAAAGGCTGCTGTAAAGAATCCAATCCCCAACATATCTGTTATTTTCATTCCGCCACCCGCAGCTTTGGGTGCTGCTTTCTTCATGTCTTTACCTGCTTGGCCTTGATTCCCTCTACCTGCAGCATCATTAATTTTTTGTTCTGCATCTGCTAATTTCTTTTCAGCTTTTTCTAATGCTGATAATTCCTTGGCAAGCTTTGCTGCAGCCCCGCTATCAATCATCATTTGCTTTGCTTGCAGTTCCAGTTTTCTGGTGGCAATGTCTGTTTGAATGTTGTTAGATTTTTGAGTGGCTAGATTAAAAACTGCTGCCCTTTGCAATTGGGTTAATGCGCCCCATTGTTTTTCAGTTGCAGTTGTTATTCTGTTGCTTGCACTGGCTGCACCAGCAAAACTATTGCCAAGCTCTAATGATTTGTGGGAAGCTGTTTCTATGCCCTGCACAAAATTTGAAAGGTCTGCTGTAACACTTAGACTGGCTCTACCTAGATTAACTTCAGCCATTTTTTTTCACCTTTACATTTTTGCCCATGGTTGCAAAGGCTGCTGCCATTTGTTCTGCTGTTGCTGGTTTGTTTTTTTCACCCAGCCAATCAGGAACAAAATCAGATAGCTTATATTTGGTTGATGAATGGCAAGCTATTTGCGTATGCTGCACCATCCCCAACAAATAATCCAACCTGCTATCCCCTATTGGTTCAATCCTAGAAAATGCAGCCCATTCAATGAATTCAGAATGGCTTAAATTTTCTTCTAATTCCCCAACAGTTTTTTTGAGATGCCCCGCTAATCTAAAAAGAAATAGCCTTGGGGCATCTTCCCTTAGTTTTTTTCCGCATCCTCAACTGCACCTGATCCAATCTTGTTTATTTTCAAAATTGCATCAAAGATTTTTTCTAAGATGGTTGCAGGTAATTTATTCACATCACCAATATCTGATTCAGAAAACAAAGCTGAACCATCAGCATTGCAACAACCCTTAATAAGCATCCTTGCTCTAAGGTTATCAGGGGTTTTTCCTTTGCCCCTTGCAGCATTGAAATCTGCATCAATGGAATCTCTTTCCCCAACTGTCAGGGATCTCACCCAGACAGACCCTTCCCATTCTGGAATTACGATTTCTTGCCTTGGCAAAGAATCTTTTTTAGAAAGGATCTGCAATCTATCTAAAGCCATAACTAAAACCCCTTTTAATCTGCATAATAACCATTACCTGTTATTTTAACAGTGAATGAACACTTAACAAGTTCATCACCAACCCCTATAGAAGATATAGAGTATCCAGAAATAATTCCTTGCATAGTGTAAGTTGCACTATTAGGGGCAGGAATTGTTACAACAACTGCAACTTCTGCCCTTGTCCAAGCCATTCCAGCCAATGCATCAAAATCAGCTTTTTCAAAGTTTGCTTCAAAGCTGGCTTCTCCTGCATCTTCCAAACCTGCAATAAATGTATGGGCATGGGTAGAACCCACATCTGCAAGATTAGTGGTTTGAATTGTGCCAATTTTAATTTGGGCTGGGGTTATAGAAATCGCTTCTCCAATTGCAGTTCCGCCAACTGAAATTGTGGTTCCGTATGTTGCTTGAATTGCCATGGCATAACTCCTAAGTAAAAGTTGTAACAGATTCCGAAAAGGTAACTATCAAATCAACTGTTGCTCGATGGGTTCCAGATTCCAACGCAGATTCCAAATCCCATCCAACAGATTCATTATCCAATCTTGCCATGAAAATATTGGTGGTATCCCAAGTTCCTTGGAAACCATCAAAAGCAAGACGGATTAATTCAACGATTGTTTCAGCTTGCAGCCTAGTTGCTGCAAAGATATCCAGTTGCAGGGTAGCAGTTACCACCCCAGAAGATTTCAGCAGGGTTAATTGCCTGTCCACCCCTGTTTTTTCATAAACCAAGCAGGGCAGGGTTACAGATTCCGGTGCTGTATCAGGGTAAATCCTTGAACCGATTACATTGGTAATATTAGCAACACCAGAAATATAATCATAAAAAGCTGATTCAATCATTTTGCACCCTTAGTTTTTTTTATTCCCAAGGTTGAAATAATTTCTTTCATTTTTTCTGCAAACCTGTTAAAGATTTCCCCACCCATTGATTCCAAAGCTGGCTTCATGAAGGGCTTTGCAGTTGCGCCTGGATGTTGATAACTGTTTGGCTTTACCTGCCTTTTGGAACCTTCACGCAAAGGGCCAACAAAGGTTGTTAATTTGGCAAGTTTCTTTGCATGGATAGAATGGCTTACTGCGCCTCTTTCAAGCAAATAGGAATAACGAATGGGGTTAAATAGCCTTCCAAATTTGGTAACCGATTTGCCTAACTTTGGCCCAACCAAACCTTGAATAACTTTATTTTTACCCCTGCCAAATTTCTTTGCCTTTAAACTGATGGATCTTTTTAAAGCTCCGGTTGTGGTTTTGGTTTTGCTAGGGGCATTAGATTTTACTTTTTCTTGCAGGGGCTTCATGGCATAGCGCATGGCAGAAACCAACTTGCCATCTTTTTTATTGCTGGTTAACTGCTGGAACACATCAACCAATTCATCCAATCCTTCAATGGATACTTTGCCCTTAGCAATCAAAACTGATTTGTTGAATTTTGCCATTAGGTTACAACCTCAAGGCAATCAACCTGCATGGTTCTATTGTCATCATCAATATTAAGAATGGCCAAAATGTTTAGAATCCTTGCCCCAATCTTAATTCGATGATGATGGCTAAAACCTGAAAGGAATCTGATTAAAACTCTGTGGGTTGTTTCTGGCCTAACTGCTTTTGCAAAATAAGCTTCCCTTGAAGATAAAGGTTTTACCGAAGCTGAGACTGTGTAGTCAGTTGCCCATGCTAAAACAGGTTGCCCCATGGCATCATAGGTTGTGCTTTTGCTTTGCAGTTCAATTCTAGTATTAAGCTTGCCAGCTTTAATGGTACACCCCATTAGTAAACATATTTATGATTGAACTTACTGCCAAAGGAACTTCTGATAATGAACCTTCTGTAACTGCTTCCCTGTTTTCGTAAAGATGCGCAACATAAAATTTGATTCCATGCTTTAACAGTTCTGGAACTGCTGCAGCATTTACAAAGCCAGCAACATAAGTAACTTCCACTGCATTCATAATCCCTGCTGTTTCTGGCCAAGAATCATCCAGCAAGGGCATCAACCTTGCAGGGCCAGAAGCTATATCTTCTTGCCAATCGGCAACATTCTGTTCATCCTCGTTTGAATCGTAATAAACAATTTCAGTAACAGATTGGATTGGCCCTTTGGGAAGATATAAAACATCTTCAAAGTTATCTAATGATAATTTTAAAGTGGTTGAAGAAATGGTTATTTCACACATTTTTTCAAAGTAACTTCTGGCAGCAGTTATGCAAAGATTCAAATAAGTATCATCATCTGAATGATCAATCCTTAGATGGCTTTTTGCCTGTGCCAAGGTTATTGGTTCTGTTGATGGTTGGGTTACTACTGTTACTATCCCCTTGAGTTCCATTTTCTCTTACCTCTGGGGTAATTTTGGAAGTTGCTTTTTCTTTGGCTGGTGGTGATGCAGGTTTGGCGTAACCAATCCTGCACCATTCCATACCAACTTCATCTGGTACATCTACTGTTTTGCCTCTGTTGGTGTTATCCCAACAAGAGGCAACAGAAATTAACATTGTTATTTTCATTATGATGCAGCCATTAATAGCGACCAAATTGGGCTGTAAGTGGTTGCATTTCCGGTTAAAATATTTGCATCCATTCGGGTGAATGCAGTCCAACCGATTTGTCCTATGTGACCATAGGTTTCATTTTGGCGAACCAAAGTTAAACCAGCTTGGCCTGTTACCTGTCTAACTGTATAGGCTGCAAGGTTACCAAAGATAATAGGCTTCTTGGTTGCTGCTGCAGAATCCATGTTGTTATTAACATAAACAGGATAACCCAAGATAGTTGGCAACCTGCCAGAACCATCAACATAATTAGTAACAAAGATTGGCCTTCCGTTATCATCCATAATGCTTGCAACCTGATTAAGGGTTGTAGAATTCATCATGAATGCTACGCCTGGTGCATTCCGGTGGGCAGGGTCAACATTGCCAACCAAGGTTAAAATATTTGCAGCAGTTATGGCAGTTGTAGATGCAACTGCAGAAGAAGCATTTGCAGCAATTACAATGCCTTTGGGCTGACTAGATCCAGTTCCGGTTGTCATATGGGTAGCTGTAATTCTGCCCAACCTTTGGCCTGCAACAGTTGCCACAATATTTTCAATATCAATCAAACCATCTTGGAATAATTCAAAGCTGGTTAAGATTTGTTTTGAAGAATATTTGTATGCGCCCAAAGTCGTGGTTGCAACTGTAAATGCAGTCTGCGCTGAAGATCCATTTTCAGCAAGCAGTTCACCAGTAACAGAGGTGTCATCGATGGTTGGGAAATTCAAAGCTGAACCTGTATCGGTATTGATTACAGTTGCAACTTGCATAACTGAATTGTAATCCCGAAGGGCTTCTGTCAGGGTATTATAAAAACTAGAATTAATTAAAGCCCCACCGATTCCAGTGGAACCAACCCCTTGGGCTGCTCTAGCATCAAAAGTAAGGGTATTTGAATTAAGATCAATTCCGGTTTCACTTGCTGCAACTGCATATTCATTTCTAAAGGCTGGAGTATTTTTCGTAAACCAAGCCCTTAAAGAATTGCTGGTGTTTAATTTTGCTTTTTTGTCGCTTACATCTGCAACAAAATTAGGGGCAGAAATTGCAGGGCTTTTGCGCTGACTTCTTTTGAGGGTTTCAAGCTTGCTTGAATTGGTTGCAACTGCTGCTTCAGAATTCATGGCAGCTTCAAGTTCTGCAACCCTTGCATCAATTTCACCAACCTGAGTAACAACCGCATCAAAAGCAGTTTGTTCTTCTGGTGTCAAAGCTCTGGTTGCCATACCATCAAGGTTGGCAAGGGCTGCTGCCCTTTGGGTTTTCAAATCTGCAATCTTGCTAATCATGGTTTGTATCCTTGAAAAGATTTTTTCAAGGGGCTGCAGGTAAACGCAGTTGCCCTTGGCGGAATGCTCCGCTGGCAACTATGCGTAAAAACTACACAGCTAAAAGATATTATTATCTAGTTATCTTAAATGTCAATCATGAATAAACAAAAAAATAACCCCTAGATAAATAGGGGTTAATGATTCAATTACTAATTCAGATTAAATTAGTAGTTAAGAATATTTAAGTTTTAGAAACTTTGCTAAGTTGATCTGCCATTGCACTTGGTTAACCTTTTTGTTGGCATCATGTTCTAGCAAACTTCTTAACCCGATTTCAGTATTTAAATATGCAGGGTAAGTTACTGCGCTTACATCGTGCAAATC